GAAAGTTAAGGGCTGACCCAATATACCGTCTGAATAATTAAATCTGTTTAAATCTGCTCCCATATTATTAAACAAACTATATCGTTGTGGCTGATTATATGGGTTCATTAGTGATCCAGTCATTCCTAAATTTTGAGATGGCAAAAATGCTCCTGTTAAAGGTGTTGCGGGTGTCATCAAGTCATTCACTGGTAGCAAGTTTTCTTCCGGAAGAGTAATTTTTTCCAATGGCCTTGTTGATAGCTTAACTAAATTTTCTTGAACCCTGTCCACCCCACCAATATTTTTTACCTTTAGCAAATTTCCATCTGCTCCAAAAACTTTATTTCTAAATTTAGCAGGATTTGCCGCATATTCAGACATATTAATACCCTGTGCGTCTAAAACTTTTTTCAAATCTTTATCAGCTTGTGATATAGGGTTTAATTTTCTTGCTTGTAATGTTTGAGTCAATGCACTACCCAATGCTGTTATACCTGCTGTATTTGCTGCTGCTGCCGCCATATCTGCATCTGCCGCTCTTTTAGCCGCATCTTGTGCTGCTGCTGCATCCATTTGTATAAGCTGTTGATTTATTGCATCTCTATTTTCTGCTTTCATTTTATCTAACGCAAACATTTGCTCACCCTGAGCAATCCTTACATCTTCAGCAGTTTGAGCTGCGCCTCTCCCTACCTGAGCAACTCCAGAGGCTAACGCTCTTGCGTCTCCTTCTTGAAGAGCTTCTATTGCAGTTGTTGTAGCCTGAAGATTGTTTTCTAATTCAGCTTCATAAGAGTCTAAAGGTATATTGAGTTCTGCAAATTCATCTTTTTTAGCTTTTCTTTTTGCGTCTGCTAAATATTTTGCAGCTTTTTTGTCTGCATCTCTTTGCATATTTTTTGCATCGGCAGCTTGTTTAAAGCTCATACCTGCCCCATAAAGAGTGGTACCAATAGCTAAGGCTGTCATTAATCCCATATTAAATTTTTTTAATCATTTCTTGTCCGTTACTACCTCCTTTTATAAAACCAAGCTCTTCATAAAGATTTATTAAAGGCTGATTTTTTAATAACGAATATACATATTTTTTATCTATCGCTTCTGCTAAAGATGTTACTGACCCTATCAGTGTCAATAACGCTTCTCTTCTAATTTTTTTATCTTTAAATTTAAAACTGGATATAATCCACTCTAATAAAACAACATTAGAATTTGTTACATACATATAACCTGCACATACAGGCTCATCATTATAATAAACCATATACCCTCTGTCGGGTAAAAAATCTTTAGGAGGTGCAGTCCATCTCCAGTCTTTCCACCACCCCAATAATACCTCATCATAATCTTTATCAGACAGTGGTTTAATTTTTAAAGCCATCTATGCAAAGATAATAAAACTAAGGAAAACTTTTCATAACACTACTACCCACTGAAAACAATTCAACTGGCTCAGTAACAGAAGCTGGTAGCTCTAAAGTAAACTGCATAAAATAACCTCTGGCTCCAGTAGATTCAGCAACTACATTTTTGTAGAAATAAATAAAATCACCTGGTTGAGGATTTGGAGGCGGACCTACATAAGATATAGTTACTGTTTTAGTTGCCTTGTTTATTCCTACTACTGTACCTATCAATTTATTAGCACCAGTAACTTCAAAATACACCTCATCTCCACCGCTAATAATATTGCCTAAGTCTACATCAAACAACAAATCAATAGTTAATGGAGCCGACCCAGATTGAGCAACGACTAAGTTTCCTATACCATTAGCTGATCTTAATTTAAAATCTAATGTAGAAGCATTTTCTCTAATGTAAGTAAACCACTCTCCTTCTTTTTGTACAAACTCTGATGATAACATACTTCCTGAGCTCAGGTCGGTAGCTAAATTAGTACAACTCCAGGCAGCACTACTTTCAAAAGACATGGTTTTAAACAACTTTATTTCTAATGGCCTGTCGTTAAAAACACCTGTTATAGTTGATTTTGACTGAACTCCATAATAGTTATTTCTTAATGGATTTGTATTATGCCTGTATAGATTACCATTTTTAAATGTATATAAATAAGTATTTAAACCTGTAATAAACTCAGGTATATATGAAAATCTTGAAGGCCAACCTTTGACCCCATCGCTATATGATAATGTTACGTTACTTGCCATAGTTTAACAGTTTTGACACGCTAATAATTTAGTGCCATTAAAATATCTTACTTGGTTATTAAACTGGTAATAACCGGCTGGAGCATATACATCCATTTTATTTGTGGTGTAAACAGCAGTAGCTAAACACCAATCTATACTATCAAAAAAGAAAGTTACATTTGTTCCTGGCATAATATTAAAAAGTTAATTTGTTTATACATATTCCTGCTAATTGACCACTACCTATTTCAATAACCCTTACTTGTGTTGTTGCTAATCTGTAAAAACCTGGAGGCATATCAGCAACTTGACCACAACTTGCAGTAGCATAGCATGGGTCTCCTACTCTTGGTAATCCTACTGTAGCACCTTTATGCCCTCTTCCTGTCATAACCTGTCCTGAAGGTAAATTATTTGGATCAAGAGCAGCGGCTTGAGCAGCAGTAGCCACAGGAACACTATTAGAAGAAAAATAATGACATGGCTGATTTACGCCACAGGCATCAGTACTTGAAGATGCTGAGTAACCAAAACTGGCTTTGTAATGTCTTCTTAAATCCGTAACTAAAAGTAAGGTAGGGGTTGCGGTAGGCGACTGAGTATAGCTTCCTAAAGTTTGCTCAACTGTAAATAACCCTGTAGATGGGTTTAAAACTGGGGTTGCAGGAGCAGTTGGAGCAATTAAACTTAAAGACCAGTCTGCCGCTGTATTTAATGTTGTTGTAGGTGGTAAAACTCTAACATAAAAATTATTTAATGTTGGGTCAAAAGTTATATCGTCTGATCCAAAAGTACGACTACCTAAAACTATTTTTGTTGTATTATAAGGTATCATATCTAAAGACTGTATACCCTCTTTTAAATCAAAAAATGTTAAGCTTTCACTGTTAGTTGTGTTGCCAAGTTTTACAGCATTAATATCTAACGGACTAAAGTATGTTGGTTCAGTTGGAACTGTTTTGTACCACTGGTATTGATTATGCACAGTTTTTCCAGAGTCTGCATTAGAGCTTAAAACCACTCTTACTACTTTACCGGTAAATTGTTTTGGACAATTAACAACTAAATCAAAAGAGCTATCAACAACAGGGCTTATAAGAACATTTAACTCTTGAGGATATGCTAACGTTTTTGCAAAAGTATAGGTTTGGTTGGTTGAAACATTTGAAGCACTAATAACAGTTGTTCCATTCCAAGTTGCCATAATGTTTACTTCAGAAGTAGTATTTGGAAAGGTTATATCTACCTCTACATTTTGAGTAACCGCACCTAAATTAAATGTTCTTGCAAAAGGTACAGAGCTGTCTAAAATAGTTACTATATTACCACAAGAAAGTATTTCTTCTTGAACAGGAACAGGGTTGTTGTTTGAGGACAATACATATTCATCCATATATGGGTCATACCCTCCTATTTTTTGTGTTGTTAACTGGTCTGCAAATTGATCTCTAAAATAAGACCTCATCCCATAATCTGAGACCACTTCTAATTGGTCAGACTTTATTGTGCCTCCAGATAGTTTAATTATAGCACTTCTTTTTGAATCAGTAAAATACATATCTGAACCCCAAGATGTAAAACTTTCAGGATTAAAACTAATTCCATACTCCTCTATTCTTGCTATTTGAGTCCCTAAAACTTCAGGCACAGAAGAAACAGCTCCTCCACCCACAGCGTCTGATAATAAATTTTTACCTAACAATACATATGAAATTCGGTCTTCTTGTAAAACTAACATATCTGTTTCACGAGAATGAAGTTTCATAATTGGACCAAAACTTATCTCTAAATCCTTAAAATTAACTAACCCTAAATTAAATTCATTAAGGTTGTTTAAATTATTTTGACCACTAAAAATACCACTATACGTTAGACCCATAAATCTATCAGCCCTTTTTATTTCCGTATTGGTTTCTCCTAATGAACGCTCTCCAAGATTTAATCTTTTTTCTACCGCTAAATCTAATATTTGATAACTTTCTACACCATTACCAAATGCAAAACAATTAAAGAAAGGTAGGTTAATAATTGCTGGTGTTTGACTTTGTATGTTTTGATTTTGAACATTTCCGTTGTGACATAATTCGTTGTTAGAATCTCTCCCTATAGAATATAATTCTGAAGAATCAAAGAATATATTAGGGTCAGCAACATCAGGAATGGTTTCAAAAACCAACAAATCATTTTGTCTATTAACAAATATTCGCATATTAACATGAGATGGCCTTTTGTCTATTCCTGGCCCACCTCTTGGAACATCATGACCTAATATTAAATTAGCAAATTGTATTGTAGCACCAGTACCATCTACTTGGTCTGAAAAAGCAAATCTAAATTTGTAACATTGAGGGTCTGGCATATCTGTAGGTACGGAATATGACGTATTATCAAAATCACCTGTGATAGACCTTGCGCCAGTATTACTTGTTCCGTTTACTAATGACCCTATATTATTTTGATCCCACCAATCATAAAAGCTGGTATATGCTTCAGATGTTGTAAATTCTTGTTCCCATCTCCAGTTAATACTTTCAGAATCTGAGCCAGCTCCTAACCCACCATATGCTGACCTCCATATTTGAAAATCAAATCTTATAACTGAACCAGCAGGCAAATCATAATTAGTATAAACATTTGTTGTAGGGTCAACTAAATATAATGGGTATTTTACTACCCTGTCTGCCCTTACAGTGCTACTACTATTACAATTACCATTGTTTGATTTATTAGCAACTCTTTGATAATAAATTGTTGAGTTATCAGATTTTACAAAAGATATGTTTTCGGGATTTACACTTGCATATAATCCTGCTAAAGATTTAGTTCCAGACGGACCTAATTCACCACCTCCATATGCCTGAACATCAATTATAGTTTCTACAGCTAATTGGTTTAAAGGACCATTACTATCAGCCTTACATATTAATCTTTGTCCTGCTGAAACTAAATTTTGGTCGTCACCTTCTAATTTTAACCAGTATATTTCAGGGTCTTGCCTGTCTTTATAAAACCTTGTAACATATACAATATTATAATTTGTTGCACTTGGCTTCAAAACAAACTTATATTTTTTAGCCCAGAACGGTGGCTGGCTACTTACCTCTACTTGTATTGTATTTTTACTTATACTTGTATATGCGGGAAAATGAGTGGAACTGTTTAATGATGTAATCACTGGTGTTGCCCTTGCATATTCATCTAAATAAACTATACCAACATCATAATCTCTATTTGAATGTAATGACTCTTTATCAATATTTGTTCCTGCACTTATAAGGCATTGATTTGCTACCATTCTACAATAAGAATAACACTCCACTCCTGTGGACGAAACATATTTAAAAGCTATAGGGGTCATGGTAAAATTATCACTACCTAAAGAAACAGCTATTCCTTCCTGAACAACATTACTTGTGATACCGCTTAAATCTAAAGTGTAATTAGCTGGAAAACCTCCGGATATTGTAGGAGTATCTCCACTTATAAGCGAATTTAAACGGTCAGTTAAACTTGCTCCTGAACCTGCGGTAGCAATAGGTTGAAAGTTTGTAGTTCCTATTGAATTTTGAAACTCACTACCCTGCAACATACTGTTAACACTTGAATATGCTTGACCTGTAGAAAATGCTATGGTAACATCAAAAACATCACCGTTAAATGGGACGAATCCTGTAGGGAAGTCAGGGTCAGCGGTATCTCCAAAATTACCATTACGAAACTGAAACGCATATGTTATAGTAAATACGGTTCCTTTAGGAACTCCCGATGGAAAAGCTGGAGTTCCATCTGGATTTTGAATAAAAAATGTAGCGTCATTTGCTGTAAAAGACTGTAAAGCACCCTGAATATTATAATTAGTAATAACTGTACTGCCAGTTTGTTCTGGTGTTTTTAATAAAAACCCTGAAACATCTACACTTTTTGGCTCTGCTATAAAATTAACAGGAATAGGAGTTCCGTTTTCTGTTGTTATATCTCTACCGTCTTCATAGTTTCCATATATTAGTCTATTACCCTGTATAGTAAGAGACTTGGCTATTAAGGGAACATTGTCGTATTGTCTTAATAATTCATCACTTCCCAAAAGAGTATAAATTTTTTGAGAATTTATTGTATATGAAAACGTAGAATTGTTTGATAAGCCTAATAACTCTTTGTTTAATTTTTCAACTACATATATAGATGTGCTATTGCTTTGTTTATATAAAATGTCAATAGCAACAACTTCTGCGTTTCCAGTACTAACCTTTACCTCTACTGAGTTAAAAGAGTTTTGCATACCTTCATTTTCAAAAGTGCTGTAATTTAATTGAAAATTACCAGGAGCAAAAGCAGCTGTAGCAAATAAAGAAGTTGCACTATATTGATTGTCTTTATATTTAAACCTGTATGCAAAAGATATAAATACATCTTCTAAAAAAGTATCTTCAATTTGATTTGAATTAAACAAATTAATTTGAGGTGCTGCTAATTCATTTTCTTGTACTCCTAACGAGTTTGTATATGATCTAAATCCAGGAGGTTTTACAACAACGCTTATTTGCTCTTCAGTAAATGCATTAGGCGTACCATAATCTCTTTTAACATTAATAAATCTTGGAGGGTTTAAATCATCTGTAAAAAACAATAAGTCTTCAATTTTGCTTACTCCAGTAATTAAATACTGAGGGTCAAAATTTAATTTATCAAAACTTATTAAATGATAAGTAACACTATTAATACTTGTGTTAAATGAAACGACCAAATCTGCTTTTCCTGTTCCTGAAACTGGGCTTGCTGGGTCGTGAACAAACCAATAAATAGTTTCGGTAATACCATCTGCATACGAGCCTATACATACTGACTGAGGTGATATATCAACTCCGTTGATTTGTAATGTTGTTAACTGAGAATTACCTTTTGAATTTTCAACTGCTCCTATTTCAGTGGTTTCTGTAGAACCAAGTCTTACATTTAATGCATCAACATATTCGCCTGGAGGAACTAATCGTTCATCCACGCTTTTATTCATTTTACCCTTTATAAAAGTGCTATTAATATCCATCTTATTTTATCCATTTATCTTGACCTCTCAAGTTCATCAACAATCTTCCTGGATGAATATTACTTAATCTAATTTTTGCGTTTCTTAATAATGATGATTTATCTTTACGAGCTCTATTAACTATATATTCTTGAACTCCAATTTTAGAATTTACTAATGCATATTTTATATAAGCATATATATATTCTTCAAATAATTTATTTACACTAATTTTTGAATCATCTCCTTTTTCCATACCGTCAGACACATATTCTAACACAACAGATTTTCCTGACATAGTTGAATTAAAATATATAGCTCCTGTGCTTTTGTTTATTGTAAAAGTAGGATTTATGTTTGCTGTTTCAGTATTCAGACCAAAGCGATCTCCCATTTGTCTTTCAAAATACCAGCATCCATCTATACAGTATCCTAATTGATTATTAAAAGGACCACCACCTAAATATAATTTTTGCATCCCTCCATTCTGTCTTGACAAATCTACTTGTGAATTTTGAGGCTTTAAAACATTACCATCAACATCAAACAAAATTTTAGAGTTATTATCCTGTAAATAAGCATCGCTCCACATGGTTTGTATATTTTCTGTTAAAGGGTATAAAACCCCTGCTTCATATAGAGATATTCTTACATAATTAACGTAATCAGGCGGTAACACAAATCTCATTTGCGAATCTACAGTTAGTTGCAATATTTTAATCTCTTTCATTGCATCGTAGTTTAACTCTTGTATTCCTCTTTTAGCATGAAATATAACCTGATATCTTTCTATGTTATTTAGTATTTCGTTATTACCCTGATACATTAACATAAAATTATTTACTATATCTTCTAAAGATACATACTGATATGAGCCCCAGTTTTTATCTACTGGAGAAGTACCATTGTTTTCATAATATAAATAATCTGTAATGTATGCCATTTGTTATACTTGTATTTGGTTATCTTGTACTTCTTCGTTTTGACCGAATTGATATACTTCCGCTTCTCTAATTTCTATTCCTACATATTGACATATTTTAGCAATTAATCCTGGCTCATCAGAAAGTGGTAATTCAAAATCTTGAGCACCTGCCGCTGAAGGATTATAAAGAGGCTCACCACCAGATAAAGATGTATACGTCCATTGAGGTGGTTTAGGATATCTTATATATTGAGCTTTTATATCTCCATTGTTTTGTATAGAAGTGGGGTAAACACTTACCGTATTTCCACTTAGTACATATGCAGGAAATTGAGTGGTAGGCGCTCCTAAAGTTGAGCTTGTTAGAAAAAATATTTTTTTCTGTGTTACTCTTTCTACTTCTGTTATGTTATTAGCATCATATATAGAATAATTTTCTCCAGAAACTACAGCTTGAAATATATCATCACTTAAATTTATTGTTGTTGCATTAGCAACACTTTGAACAAACGCTTGTTTTAAAGTATCTGTATTAACCACTATACTTTGTAATGCAGGGTATTGTGGTGTAACAGCACCATCGGAAAATGGCGGGTTAGCTGTATTATCTACTAATTGATTTAAAGCAGTAGCGGTTGTTGTTCCTGATGTTAATAGGGTAGGGTAGTAATAAAGTTTGTTTACCAAATAATAGTCTGACGGTAAAGACCAGGTGTTTGCTGTTCCTCCTGTTAAAAATACCTCTTCAGAGAATGAATCTATAACTTCTTCTAAGCTTTTTACTATATCTGCATAACCTGTGCCTGATTGTCTAACGTTTTCTCTGTTTATATATTGATTATACTGATAAAAATAATCCTCAAACATATCCATCTGTGCTTGTTGTGCATACAGATTGAAATCTTGCGGAGATAAGTACCCGTAATTATTTTTATTAATAATTGCTAATACTGTATTCCTTACGTTATTAATCATAGCCATAGAAAATACATTTTAAATATTTACAAATATAACAAAAAAAAAGAGGTCACTTTTTTTTGTGACCTCTCTTAATTTGGTGTATTAATACTAAACTACGGCTACGCCAAGAATTTTACTTGAAGGTAACCAAGATGAGTATTTAACTAATGGCCATGCTTGTATAAGAGCCGCTTCCATTGAATCTTGGAATCCATCTCTCATGTCCTCATTGCCGGCCACAGCGCTTGCGTGCTGTATTCTTATTTTAATTCCGTTGACTCCGCAGTATTGTATATCAACTTCACTATTTAAAGAATCATTAACATTTTCAACTAAAGCCACTCCATCTCCTGCTATTAATTGTTTAGAAGAAGATGTGTTTGAATAGATAATAAAATCTTTTGTGTTACCAACGCCTGTTCCTGTTGATGCTCCTAAAGCAGACAATGATAAAGTATTTGCACTGTCTATTGCTGTTACTGTATACATTTGGTCATCAGTAGTGTCGTGAAGTATATCTCCAACTGCTACTCCTGAAGCAAATGCACCAGTATCAGTTACTTTGTTATTACCTGTTTCGTCTGACGTAGATTGTCCTGTAAGTGCGACATCTTGAACATCTACCTCTATGTATTTTTGCATTGATCCGTACATTAGGCAATAGCTATACCAGCGACTGCGTCACTTGGAAAGTAATCAAAAGCTACATTTGTCCAGCCTGTCGCAAGGGCTTCAACAATAGCATCTTGTACTTCGTCTCTATATGTTTCTACTCCTGCTCCTAAAGCATTTGTATAAGTTATAGTTGTAACTTTTCCTGAGCCATAAGCTAAAGTAACCGTAGTTGTACTTGCTTGCTCTACTAATTTAACATCCAATATTGAAACAAGCTGACTTTGCTCGTTTGTTACTGGAATTTTTAAAAATTTTTCCATAATAAATAATGTGATTAAGGGTTAATAAAGTACAAAGATAACTAATCTATTTATCTTTATTTAGAGCCTTTTTCAGTATTTTAAACATTTGTATTCCTTCATCTGACTGAAGATAAGTACCAATAATATTATAAGGGTCTGTATTATGTGGAACCACTAACATCTGTTTTTTATTATTTTTTAAATTGTAAAATACGTTTTTACCTTTAATTTTTATTAAACCTGCTTGCTCCATTTGCATTACTGTGTCTTGTAACTCTAACATAGGGTCATTAATAATAGCAAGTAATTCTTCTGGTCTTGATTTAGCAAACATTAATAAGTCTCTTTTAATTTCAGATGTAGTCATCTTATCTACAGAGTTTCCAATAAATGCTCTTGCTACTGAAATCATTTTTTCTAAAGGTAACTCCATAGCCATAACTTGAGCGTTCAATTCCATAGTAGCCTCTTCTAAATCTCTTGCTGCATCTGCTTCGTTGTCTACCTCTTCAAAAACCTGTCCATTATGTGGGTGGTAATGCAAGAACTCTTGCAATACTTGATTAGAACGGTCAACATAAAGCATACCGTCTTCAAAAACTACAGGTTCTAAAATAGCATTTCCATCCTGTTCATCTTCAAATGGGCTTCTTTGGTTTCTTGCATACCTTAATGGTCTGTTAACTCCTGTTTCTTCATCAAAATAAAGTAATGGAGAACGAGATGTATTTCTTGATGGGATTGTGTAGGACAAAGGTCTTTGCCCTCTTGTAAGCCTATATGTCTTACTTTTATAAGTTTGTTTTTTCATTTTATTATAATTTATTAAAGTTAAATAAAGGGGAGGCGAACCTCCCCTTTTGAATTAATTATTTATTCTTAGTCTTTGAATAAGAAGAAATTGTTTGCACCTAAAGTACATAATGCTCTTTCAGATAGCATATTAACTTGCATCTTATCTATATCAGATGATGCAGCACCACCAGCAGAACCAGTGATCCAAGTTTTATAACGTCTATCTTCAGTTTCTGAAGCTCTATATCTAACGTGCAAGAATGGTCTCTTAGCATTTTTACCTAAGATTTGGTCATATACAGTAGTTGAACCAGCAGGTACTAATACACCGCTAACTTTTCCTCCAGTAATACCTCCTCTCATTGTAGGGTCGTTTAGATATTTCCAGTCAGACTTGTAAAAGTCATAACCTCTTCTGAATCCTGTAAA